AGATCTACACTCTTTCCCTACACGACGCTCTTCCGATCTCAAAATTAAAATAAAAAATTGATTAAAAAAATAAAATCGATTATTTTTTTTTATTCTTTACTTTCCTCCAAAAAGAACCGCCCTCTGGAGTTGAACTAAAAAGGAATGCAGTTAATAATGGTTGTTCTATGTTTGATTTGCCTTGATAAGCTTGCTGCCTTATTAATGCCAGCTTTCTAACCTCCAGGTCTTGAATGTCTTTTATTAGCATTAGTTTATTATTGTTAAGGTATAACCATCTCTTTCCCACCTTGCTTTCATTATATCGAGCTGGTGCAATTCTATTGTTTTGTTTAAACACCCTCTGCGTTCGTGTGATAGCAATATATTGATTTTTTCTAATCTTGGATCTGCTATTGATTTTACTTTTGATTTCTTATGATTTCTTGTAAAATCTTCCTTTGGGAAATTTCTATTTCCTTTTGTTGCAAATTGATTGACTTTGTTTGCTTGTTTTTCTTCTACCATGATATTCCTGAATCTATTAAATCTAAACTTACTTTTTCTAACCACTTATCCGCAAATTCCGCATCTCTTAATCGCTGGTCTTTGTTTGCTGTTTTTAATCCCTCTTCTGTTTTAATGAAAACCGATATTTTGTCCTGCAGGCTACAAATGTGATTCATTGGCTTGGCTGCTGAAAGAACAAAATCTCTGTCGCATATTTGCTTGATTGTTTTATAGAATGCTTTGTGATTCTCCAAAGTTTCTATCTCTTGTTTTTCTTTATTGTAATTCATTTTAATATTTTAAGTATAGTTTTCTTATCTTCTTTTAGATTGTTTAATTTACATTCTTCTATCAAGCCTTGTTCAAACAAATCTATCATTTGAAAAATTTGGTCATGCTCATAACCCAATAATCTAATATTAGTATTTACATAATTCCTTAGTTCTGTTATTGTTTTCATTCTGTTAATATTAATGTTTCAAATCCATATTCTTTTAATTCCTTTATCCTGTATTCCTGAACCTTTGACAATTTGCCCAGTAATGGTCTTTTAACCTCCACAAATAAAACCTTACCATCTTTTAAAGCCATTAAGTCGGGAATTCCGTTTTTTGATGTTTTGATTAATTTAATTACCATATAACCTCCATCGGTAAACCTCTTTATAATCTTAGCTTGTATCTTGCTTTCTAACATACTCTTTAAAAAATTGCAGTGTAAAATCTTTTTTGTTCATTACTGCCTTGTAAATATAGAACTCTATACCACCCTCGGCAAAAATCCAAAAGACATCATTTTTTAGCCTTTCCATTGTGCTAAGCCTATCTCTGCTCTGCCAATATGATGTCGCTGAAAAATCAATATTTAAATATATCAAGTATTTGGCGTTTTTCAAACTTATTCCTTCCCGACCTGAAACAATTTGTAAAGCGATGTTTTTATCGGTGCTGTCAAACTCCTCAACTGTGTTGCATAAATTTTCGCCAAATACCTTTTTTAATAGGTTATATTCTTCTTTGAATTTGTAGAATATCCCTATTTTAACTGCAGAAAACCTTTCTTTTATAAACTCCGCTTTACTGTCGTCTACAATCATAGAATTACCGCTTTCAAACTTCACCGTTCCGCTATAAAGCTGGTGAACCTTACTCATTAGCTTTACGCCTGTGTCCGCCAGTATTACTTCCTGCTTGCCCTGTATTATTAAATCTTTTTTTAACTTGTTAATTAGGTCGTATGTCTGCGGCTTCATCTTAACAGTTAATACATTTTCTTTAACCTCCGTTGTAAAGCCAGCCTGCTTTTGCGTAAAACTGATAATATAAGGATTAATGTACTTTTGTATCAATTCTATATTGGCATCGCTGTAATCGTTTAATTCACCGTAAGATACATATTTCTTTTTGACTGTTACAAAGTCATTAGCCCATTTATAAAAGTTTTTATAATTATTAAAAGGGCTATAATCAGAAACTGCGAATTGGTGATAAATCTGCGAATATGATTCTGGGCAAATTGTACCAGAAAGAAATATCATTGGCAAATGTGAAAACCTTTCTTTAATAAATTTTGTAGCAATATTCATTTTTGGATATGCTCCGTTCCTGTGATGCTCATCAGAAATAAGTAAATCAAAATCTTTGTCAGTTACTTTATGTAATGATTCATTATTAATAATTTGAATTTCAAAAGTATGCCCAAAGCTTTTGTAATCACTTTCTATTGACCCAATTGCTTTTTTCTTTGTCAAAAATAAAACCTTTTTAGCTCCGTAGTTTTTAGCTACCTCTAATGAAGTACAAGTCTTTCCTGTTCTAACTTCCATGTTAAGGTAAACAATCTTTTTGGCTTGTAATATATTTAAAGCCTTATTTGCTATTTCCTGCTGGTAATCTCTTAATTTAAAATGGTGCATCTTCCAATGTATTAACGTCTGTAACCATGAACCACCTTTCGCCCTGTGTATTTCCTTCCGAAAATATAAATCCTTTGTAATTTGAATACTTTTCAACCCAAATATGAAATCTTTTCCTTGATAGTTTTTTGTAGTCAATATATTCGTTCACAAATGCTTCATAAGCTTTGCCCTTATTGTTTCGTGTATTGCTCCTAAAGTTTTCGCTATCATTGATCCATTCGTAAAACTCCATTGAAGTCTCTGCGATAAATTTTCTTAGCTTGATGTTCTTGGCATCCTGTTGCATCAATCCATCTCTTAAATAAGATTGCAAGCAAAATACCATGTAATTGTCGAAATGCGTAAAATCATTAACTGTCCAGTCGTCAAAGATTTGCCTCTTAAACTCATCAAAAGGTGTGTTTTTCTTTCCGTAATGCTGGGCAAATTCTATCTCAAATCTTCTTCTGTCGTGGCTGTTTCCCTCTCCTTTTATCGCGTAGTTGGTGCTGATAACCATTTTCGGGCTTTCCTTCACTGATAGCTTAATTGCATCCTTATTTTTTCGCTCCAATGTCATGCCTTCAGTAACAAGACTAAACTTAGATTCAAAGTTAAAATTCTTTACTACATCATCAAAAACAAGTATTTGGGTGTCTTGCTGAACTGTTTGGTATGGAAAAGACTTCTTGTCGTCAAAAGTTTTACCATCTAAAATAGCAACCTTTCTGATCTGTTTAATGCCCTGAATAAATAAACCTTTACCAGTTCCGCCCTCTGGGTTTTCGCTTATTACTTCATCGTTTAATATTATAGCTTTGTTATTGGTATTGTCCTTATAAGTACTAAGTAGATACCCGATTACAGATTCTATTGATTTATCTTTACAAATATTGTTTATAAAGCTTTTGTAATCGTTCTCATAATTCAATGTCCTTTTAAACTCTCTATTAATTATTTGGTTTCTCCAGATATATCCATCAATATCAATGTAATCTTTCAGTTCTATTTTGTCTGCCGTTACTTCTAAAATACCATTTTTAAAGGCTATGTAAGATTTGTCCTTTTCATCTTTTAGCATCATTAATTCAATAGTGCTTAACATAGTTAGGTAATCGTCCGAAAATAACTTAGAGGAAGTGCTGCAATAGTTCCATACTTCGTTCTCTCGCTTACTTAAAAGGTATTCTAGTACAAAGTCCTTAATCTTGTCTGATGATGTCTCCTCGACCTTGTTTGATTCAATATAAACCAATGTAGGATTATTTGATTCATGCGGGAAAAACTTTTTATAGCCATGCCTTTCTAAAAAATTCTTAAACAGCAAAGAATCTATTTTTAATTTTGGCTTTTTCTCTTCGGTATAATACCAAAAGAAATCATGGTCTACCTCCTCTTTAATTTCAGTATAGGTTGAATCGTCAATGCCAAACTTGTTAATTATTTCATTTTTTTTTAAGTCCTTAAAAGAACTTTTAATTTTATTAATCTTCTGCTCATTTTCGAAGTACTTAGTTCCAAAAGTCATTTTTTTGTATGCTGACCGGATTGCAGTTATAGCCTCTTTCTCTGGAAAATCTCCAATAACAATATTGTTATTAATATATCCAATAGCATAATCTTGGCTTACTCCATATTCACAAAAAGCACAAGCTAAAACGTAAATGTTTCTATTTCTTTCGCCAGTAACAAACCCATACTTTGCATCCCACCACTTCATCAAACGATTTACTATTTCTTCCTCGCTATCAATCGGGAGCAAAGGAACTTTCTCTGTCATTTGATAACCTTCATCGTTTTCAATGTTACATTCAAATACCTTGGCGTTTGGATTGTAATATAATTCAGGGTCATAAGATTCAAAGCATACCCTATCAATGTTTGAACAAGCCGAATCGAAGTAATCGTAATTGAATTTATTTTCAAAACCTTTAAAATACTTTTTGTGGCTTTCCTTATTTGCCTCTGGAATTTTAATAACAGCTTTTAAGCCATTACCTCTGGGACTTTTAAAGATTAAAGTAATATGCTCATTCTGTTTTAATACTTCTTTAAATGATTTAATCTCATCCAATGGTATTCCATCAAAGTCAAGAACACAAAGCCCTGAATGCTTAATTAAGGAGTTCGAGTTTCTTTCTGAAAAATTGCCAGCAAAAAGAATGCAAGGTAAAGTTAGTTTTAACTTCTGCTTTGTCTCTTTGTCTTCTGCATCTGATATGGCTTGAATTGTTGCAGCTGAAGAACCGTTTTTTATTCGGTCTATTACCTTTTCCATGGTTACATGGTAAGGTACATCTTTACTTCCGTAAAGTGTTTTAAAAATAGTAATCATTGTTAAATTTTAGTTTTAAAAAATAAAAATATACCTTTTTGGGTAAAATAAAAAATAGAATTACTTAAAAAAATATCAAATGTGTTGCGTGATACACTTCCAAAACACTTTAAAAAAATAAAGTGTTGTTTATAACTATCTAATTTATAATAAGTTATAAGCTCCGCAACACTTGCAACACATTGAAACCCGATTTTTTGTAATTTTTATTTTTTTCATTTTTTCCGCTAAAGCAGTATAGAGCGATGCTTTTTTTTCAATGTGTTGCGTTTGCATCATGATTTTAACTTGTATTTAGTTATTAAAGCATTCCAATCTTGCTCAAAACATTGTTGTTCTAATCTTGATAATTCTCCTGTTGCAATCAAAATATTATACATTTGTTTATGCCATACCGTAAGATTCACAAGCTGGTCAACTGCTCCTTCACTTCCAAGGTCTTTATTCATTAAAATCATAAGGTCTTCTAATAAGGCTTTGGCTCGCTGTTTTGTCTTCATCTTAAACAATCCTATGCCATCATCAATTTCGTCTATCAGCGACTGCGAAAGGAGTGCTAAATACATAAGCCTTTTGGCTTCTTCAAATCTGTCTTTCATAAAAATAGGTTTAATTGTGAAATATGGCTCTTAACTCTTTGTATGCCTTTTTCGTAATATTCAGGGTCAAGTTCGCATCCGTCCAGTTCAAAGCCGTAATCGTGGGCTGCTATCGCAATTGACATCGAGCCTAAATGCGAATCAAAGATTTTATCTCCTTGATTGGCGTAATTTTCTAAAAGCCATTTGTATAGTGCTACTGGCTTTTGTGTTGGGTGTTGTCTATTTACATCATTAGAATTTATTTTAATTAATTGTGGGTGTTTATTCATTGAACAAAATGCAAATTCAAATTGGCTCATAGTTGGAATATATGTCATTTTATCCCAAATTAAAATACATTTTGTATTACCTAAATGTTTAGCCATATAATTACCACCCCAAACTATTTGTTCTTTTGATACCCTTTTTAATTCATTAAAATATTTTTCGTTTGGTATTGAATTGTCCCAATTATGATTTTTAAATTTTACTTGACTATTTTTTTTATTACCACCATCAGTAGTTGCTTTACCTAATCCATAAGGCGGGTCTACAATAGCCAAATCGTAATACTTATCAGGAATATTTTTCATAAATTCCATATTATCACAATTGTATAAGTTAATTTTATCCGTTACTTTCATAATATTTCACGTTCAAAGTCTTCAATGACATCTGTTAACGAATATGGCAACTTCTTTAAAATAGTGTTAATCGCATTTAGTTTATCTCTTAACATTGCTTGAACATACCAATCATGCTCTCCAGCAAGTTGTTGCTCAATAAAACCATGCAATTCAATCAGTTTCTCTTTCATAAAAATAGGTTTAATTGTATAAACTTGTATAAACTTGTATAAAAGTAAATGCAAGTTTCTTCAAC